CCTTTCTCTTTAGCCGCCCAGATATTATCTGCACCACCTGAAAGGAAACCGTTGTAACCGAATGCACCCAACTCGTTATAAGCGATCCCTGCATAAGTGCCTGTCGAATCAACTAAGTTAGCAAACCCGTCCATCTGGTTGGATGTCCCGTCAGAGTAGAGGCTGTTGCCTAACTTGTCTTGCATATCATCGAGAGCACCCGCCATCTCTTCACCGAAGAGGTTAAATATGGTTGCTCGATCCCGTGATGGGAGGCGTTTTATATCGCTGACACCCATGAGGTCTTTTATGTTCATTGAGGCGTTTTCCACAAGAGAGGACTCGTCTATGGTTACATTTACATAGACATTCGCCCACTGGAGTTGCCCTTCAGCGAACTGTTCGACTCTAGTGGTATCAAAGGTATCAAACCCTTTATACCAACCCCCGTTATTCCGCTTGTGACGGACTTTAACTTTGATCGGTGAACCTGTTTTTCGTTGTGCACCGTCTTGCATGATTCGCAAAGCGGCTGAGTTACGTGAAAGCACAGCTTGGTTCAAATCGCCATGCATCGCTAAAGTAGCGATTGAAATTTGGTCTAGCACTGCTGCCATTTTCTGCTCCTGTAAAATCTAATAGAGTTCAAATGTCAGCATCAATGAGATAGGAGAAGGCAGTCTCATCCTCTGCCTTCTCGATACTGTTATGACTGGCCTAAGCGAAAGCCTTTGGCCAATTTGTCCAGTAATGAAGGGTCTTCGGCTAATTGCCTAGCTACATCATTAGGCGATTGCCGACCCTGCATGATATTGTCGATAGTTTGAGCGTCGTTAGTTGGCCCTGCATTGGATGAAGAAGCTGATCCTATGTCGGACGGGGTAGAATTACGACGGTTTCTAGCTTCGGCCCTAGCCTTAGCGTTGGCCGCACCTAATTCCACCACACGGTGAGCGTTGAAGAAGTCTTGGTTCTGCTGGTACTGAAGTGCCAGTTGAGCGTCCTCTTCAGATAGGCCATAACGAGCGACATACTCTTGAACTTGGCTCTGTTCTTGCCGTTGGCTATTAACAGAATCCAATTGCTCTTTGAGTGCGTAAACCTCGTTGGCCATCTCGCCAACACCCTGCTTATACAAGTTCCACTCATCTGCTGTAACCGAACTGTTATTGCTAGTCGTAGAGCCATCGTCATCGTAATAACCGCCTGACGATTGTTGCTGTTGCGACAAAGTTTGGAGTTGTGCTTCCAAATTAGCAATACGTTGGTCCCTGGCAGCTTGGGCTTGTTGCAACTCATAGTTGGATTGTTCCAACTGCTGGTTGCCTTGAGATAGCTCAGTAATTTTGCGACTGGCATGACGCTGATCTTTAGCCACATTCGCTCTTAACTGCTCTAACTCTTGCTCTGAATCTGTTAAATTCGATTCAGCGACTGTACCCTGATCACCTGCCTCGACTGCCCCATCGGGGTTCGACACATCTTCTTGGCTAACAGAGCCCTGGTCTTGATTATATTCGTTCATTTTTCCCTCAAATAAAAAAAGGGCATCAGTAAAGTCTCCACTCTAGGAGATCTCTACGATGCCCAATTTAGGGTAATCGTTAATTTATAAATGCAAGAGAGAGGGGAAGTTAGCCTCTCTCTGGAAGGAAGAGTCACCAAAATAATGAATAAACTGATTGATGTGCTCTTTATGCTCTATACTATCCCTTTTCTGGGTTGTCAACACTTTCTTGATTTTTACTGGCCCCATTTTCAGCCATTACATCCATCAAGGTTTTGGGTTCCGCTTTCTTTCTCCGTCGGGTCGGCTTTTTCTGGCCTTGTTCCAACAGTTGCAACATGACTTCAGTCTGCAACAAATGGAGTTTATAAGCTCTCATCGACAGAGTTTCTTTAGGGAGCTTTAGTAGCTCCAATTCCGCTCTCATCTCTTCTACGGTTTGCATATTCGACCACCTCTTTTAGCCATTTCATCTCGTTGACCGACACCGCTTTCAATGTCACTTCTAGCCGAGCCAACTGACCGCCATGCCGACTGACCTCTAAATCCATAAACGGGATCTGGCCCGAATTTTCGATTATCAGCTTGCAATAAGCCTCTTTTGTCATAACACCTCGCATTAGATTGCTGGCAGAGCTTGTTGCGGCACTCCAGCCCCTAGATTTGGTTGACCTGTTAGGCCGCCTTGGGATTGACCTGCTCCCCCTGAACCTTGAGTAGCCGCTCCACCACCTTGCTGAACCAGCATATCTTTCAGTTCAGGTCGAACTTTCAAGCCTGTGAAATTCAGGAACTCAGTGATGTCATAGACACCCGTTTGTAGCAGTTGCATAGCGAAATTAAGTCGAGCTGTCAGGTTATGCGGAATATCGGATTGAGATTCGACTTTAACGTCGTAGACCAGATCACGCATAGCTTCGGACCACATCATCCATTCGCCCATATCCATCCGTCTTAGCCCTTCGCCTTTCAGGTAACGTGGATCTTGAAAATCAGCGAACTGCTGGACCAATCCCAATTCCAATCGGGCTTGCCGACGATAAGACTGATCCAGACTCTGCATCTTGAAACCTTGACGGGTCAAAGCCGCAGATTGGAGCGTATTAGCCAGCACACCTGAAGAATTAGCACTCGGTTCCCGACCCATCAAAACATCTTGCACCCCTGTAATATCGGATTGGCCAAACTGTTCCAGCTCTTTGACCATGTTGAAAACATCACTGGGTAGCCGAGCTGGATCTAACCGTTGAATAGCTCCCATCTTGCCTGGTGACACGGGGATCATCAGTCCTGGCTGATTGGTAATCTCTTCTGCCGCCAGTGCTCCTTCCTCGTAGATCCACTGGTTATTGGCTGATAGCATAGCGTTAGCGATCACCATGTTGTACAGCACATTCGTAGCGTTTTGGATCGGCACTAAGGAATCCACATCAGATTTACCGAACAGTTGGTGCGGCATCGGACTGCCGACATAGCAGACCACTGGGAACTCGCCATGCCAATAATGATTCGGTTTGTCATAAACCACTTTCTTGTCATTGATGACAACTGTCACTCGACCTGACGGGTACTTCAGCGATTTGATCGGCTTATCAGATTGGATACCTAATTCAGGAGAGGCTTCACGATAGAACAATTCGTAGACGGGATACCTTTTCCGCTTCCATTTCTCGTCGGTAGTCATATTAGTCTGCTTGCCACGCATGAAGGAAGTCACTCGCCTGACCAAGCCGTTCCCTTCCGTCATCTCGTCATCCGAGCCGAAATCTTCTTCTTTGACCCCGAACCGACGTTCAATATCAGCCGCATCCATCTCGGTCTTAACAATTACGTACTTGTGGTCAGCGAAATCGGTCATCGTACCATAAGGGTCAGGAAGGACATTTTCAAAGTCAAGGATCGGCAATTCCACTCGATTCCTTTCTCGATTATAGATCACTTTCCGATAAGCTGTCCCTCCGACTAGGACATCGCACAACAATTTGGCTACTTCGATACCTTCGCCCCGAAAATCGTGTTCCGCTTCCAAGATCGACTCTAATCGTTGGGCCAATTGACCGTCAGTTAGGTCAGGGACAGGCATTTCTTGGCCATCATCACTAACAATAACGGATTGCATCCAACCGAAATCAGCCTCGATCTCATATTTAGGCACCCCACGCATCAAAATAGGTCGAAGCGTTTCCACCATTGGCCCCACTAGATCTCTAGTGACCCTTAATCGCCAAGACGGGGCTCGATCATCGATCTCATAACCGTCATCACTGGACCGTAAATAGTGGTTGCCCATGTAGACCATCCGATTCCGCTTGACCGTTTTGGCCCGATCTTTGACCTTTTCTTCGGCTTCGGCCTTCATAGTCTTAAAAACTTCAAGAATCTCGTCTTCACTTGTGATTCGGTCAAACGATTTTGCCATTTGGATCTCCTTTTAGACGTAATCTAACCAAGATTTAGTTTCCATTTCGGGGTGCAGTGCGGTTCGACCTGCCTGGTACAAGTTTCTTAAATACTTGGCAGGTTTAGGAATGGGTAGGGAATCATGAGCGAACAGAGCACCTACCATCGCAAAAATCATGTCATCATAAAACCCGTCAGCAGGTTCCCCTACCCGACGAGACTTACCTTTTTTAGCCGCCTGCGGTTTGCCGTTGACGGAAACAAAACTCATAGCTTCACGAACAAAACGTTCGTCAAAGACTTCTACCTCTTCGTCCTTGATCGCTTCTTGCAATCTGGCGATCCCTCGCCTACGGGTGGAACTGGTATTTCGCCAACCCATCCGATCTGTCTGTGAGAAACCCAACATTTTCTCGGTAATCATCCATTTATGTCGGTACTGATTGGTCAATAAAGTCACTATCGAACCGCCATCGGCATTATTTTCGGGGCAACACCATGTCCGCTGGCCATAATATTCCATGAAATAGTGCATCTGTTCAGCAAACTCATCTACCGTTACCTGCCGACCATCAAACCCTCGGATCGTACCCACCAGTTGCAGGGGCAACCGTCTCAACATAATAGCGGCTGAGAAATCACCTGAATCCAAACCTTCTGCATGGTCAGAGCCCATCACATACTCAGCGTGATTGTCTGGGTCTTGCCAAATCTGAACAATGCCTTGTCCGTCTTCCACGAAGTTGACCCCGTTGGTACTGGTCTGGAAATAGCCTCTAGTCATCGGAGGTTGAACTTTTTTCAGGTTACGTGACAAAACACCTAAATCAAAAACATTGTTACCTGCCACTTGAAAGGCTTCTTCAGCCGTTGACGGGTACTGACGGT